TGTGGAGCCCTTTAGGGGCATTACAAGTAGAAGAAATTTATTGCCCGAAGAAGTTCAATTATGTGAACTCTTAGGATGTAGTACGGAAGAATATTGGTTCTTTGTTGATGAACTAGAAAGTAAAAATGGTAAAAGATCAAAAGCTTATGATTTAGTACCTGATATTCAAGCGACTGGTTTGGAGGCTTGGGCAATTCAGTTGGTTATAGGTGTATCACTAACAGCAGTTTCAATGCTGCTAACACCAAAACCAAAACAACCAAAATACAAAACTCCTCCAAGTTTAAGTACAGCAGATGCTGCTGGCCCTAAAAGATTTAGCCCACAAACTGGATTTGACTCAGTTCAAGAATTAGCAGAACTAGGAAGTATTATTCCTTTAATCTTTACTAGATGGAGAGCTAATGGTCTTGGAGGATTAAGAGTTAATTCAAAGTTGCTTTGGTCCCAAATGAGAAGTTTGGGTAAAAGTCAACAATTAAAAGCTATCTTTTTATTATCTAGTGGAACGCTTGGATTACCTAAACCTGATTTTGCAGGCTATGCAATAGGGGATACTCTTTTAGAAAACTATACATCTTCTAAATTATCTCTTTATTTCAAAACTGAAAATATTTATGCAGATAGATGGGGCGGAAAAATACTATCTGAGGAAGAATATGAGGGAACAGATTTAGCAAGAGAACAGTATAGTATTGCAACTGATTTACCTGTAGTTTATTCAGATAAAGATAATACATATGTAGATACTGTTTTTTGTGGGACAAGATCACCCAATACACAAACAGAATTTGGTTTATATGATCCCTTACCTAATTCTATGAAGTTTATGCTTCCTTATGAATTAGTTTTAAAAGGAAAAGATGCTTCTAATACAGATGATATTGATAAGAAGAGAAGGAAGCTTGAAACTAGATTTCCAAGATTTGCAGGTACCTGGCAGTATTATCATGATAATAATTGGAGTACTAACGTAGGGAGAAAAGATCTTGATAAAGGGGACTGGGTTTATTACTCATTAGGAGGACAAAATCTAGAAGATTGGTATCAAGATTTTGGTCAGTGGGGAGTGGAAGATGTTAAATCAAGCGTTAACGCAGTAAGAGAATCTGCTGACGATTCATTATCAATAGGCGAGCAATTCATGATTGGTACGTCTTTAGGAATTTGCCGTGAAATAAAAACAGCAGGCGTTAGCAGGGATTCACTCTGGAAAATGGGAATCAGTAAATCTTTTATTTTTAAAATTACAGAGCCAGGTGCAATTGATGTAAGAGATTATAGGGGTTATGGTGCTGTTCATAATTCATTTGAATTATTAATTCCTCAAAAATGTTCTATTGCTACAGTTACAAATAATAAGTCTTGTCATGTCACAGAAATAGGATTGAAATCTACAGTGTGGAAACAGATTACAGGTTTTGCAAATGTAAACAGTCATCCAGGTTATTGGCAATATGAACATGGTTCAGGAGTAGTTCATAATTATGAACAAGATAATGGAAGTATTCAACTTGGAAGCATAAATAAATACATTAAACGCCTTAGCTTTTTCAAATTATTTATTAGACAAGCAGGCTCAAATCTCGCATGGACTCAACTAAGTGATAAACCTTTTTGTATTACTGGTAGAACTCCTCAACCTCAATATAATTTTATAAGAATTAATCATCCTTTTGGGCAATATGAATTTAGGCTTGTGCCTTATCCTGGTAATGAAGCAAAAAGAAATTATGAAAATCAGTCAGTTTATAGATTAGGAGGAACAGATAATATTGCTAGTTTTACTCATGGTGAATTTGATATACGTTTTGCAGGGTCAGCAGAGTTTAGATTAACACCAAATCAATTATCAAATGAAGAATGGTTTCTTGGTGAATTACCTGTCAATCCATCAGGTGCTGTTATAAGTTTTGTTGGTGAGCAATTTAGCAGTGGAACAATTCCAACAAGAATGGATTGGGTTGCTGTAGAAGGTCCAATTGAAACTTATGGGCATGATTGGAAGAAAGGTTCTCATGGCCGTTTCACACATGAAATGGATGGAAGTGATCCACATCATTGGACATTTAGATGGAAAAATAATGTGGTTGGACATGTAACAACATGGAGAGATTCTCTATATGGTGATGGAGAAGCTGACTGGGATCAGTTAATTGTTGAACATGACGGTTATAGATATCAATTAAGTAAAGGTGCTGAGAATAGACATTCTGCTATTACTAAATTTGAGTTACAACCAGTTGATGTTTATCCAAGTGAAGTTTATGAAAATATTCAGGTTCATAGTGGTGAGACAGACCAAAACAAAAGTTTAAGGGTTACTGTCACTAAATATTCTAGAGATGGAGTAACTGGATATAGATGGACTATTACAGATCCTGGCAATCAATATAAATCAGGAGACAAAATTACAATACCTCATGCAGATGTCCAACTACAAGTTATAACAGACTCAGGAAACTTAATTACTGAACCTTGGCCCGCAGGACAAAATCTTAATCCTTATGATGCAGTATCTGATTATATAACTTATGACGCAGAAGTTAGCAGTCATTTAGATGGTCCTGAGCACTCCATAACGTATGTAAATGAACAGATAGAAATGGGTGAAGGGGATATGCCCTATACAGATATGGCTTTAGCAGGAATAAGAATTAATAGTTCAAAAGAATGGAGTTCTTTTAGTCAACTATCTGCATACATAAAAAAAGGTATTAAAGTTAATAGGTTGATTAATTCTGACTACGATTCTACAAACTTATTCCCTGAAATTGCATACGCCTTATTAACGGATAAGACCATAGGAGCTGGAGATTTGATTGGAGAAATTAGTGTTGATAGACCATTAATGGCTAAAGCAGCCCATTTTTGTGAAAATAATGATTTTTATTGGGACGGAGTAATAACTCAATCAGAAAATCTAAGAGAATTTATTTATCAACAAGCCACTTATTGTTTATTAGATTTCACTATTATTGGTGGACGTTTTGCTTTAGTTCCTGCTGTACCTCATAATGTAGATGGGAATGGAAATCCTACGGAAATAAATACAACAAAAGCTCCAGAAATTAAAGCGTTATTTACTGATGGAAATACAAAAAATCTAAAAGTTTCATTTTTATCCCCAGAAGAAAGACAATTATTCCAAGCCAAAGTTCTATGGAGAAAAGAGAAAGAAAATGGATTCCCAGAGACGAAAGTTTTTGAAATTAGACTTAATGATTCTCAAGGTGGATCAGATAAAGACCCACGGGAAGTGTTCGATATGTCAGTCTTTTGTACTTCACAAGAACATGCAGAAATGTTTGCAAAATATGCTTTAAGGGTGAGACAAAAAGTTGATCATGGAATCAAATTTGAAACAACTCCACAGGCAGCAATGAATTTAATACCAGGACAATATTTCAGATTTTATTCAGAAGCGACTCATACCAGTCGATTTGCAAATGGTGTAATTACAGATACTGGAGTAATACAATCACAATCAATAATCACTAATGGAACAAGTATTTATTATTGGAAACCTGGAGATGAAGAAGTACATGGACCCGAAGCGTTAAAATTAGTTTCTGGAAATGGATATACAAATATCGCTGATATGGCTTTTAGGGGGTGTGTTTTCACCGTAGCCCAAACAGATACCTCAGACAGAGTTTATAAATTAGAGAGCTTGACTTACTCAGAAGAAGGCTTTGTTGAAGTTGCTGGAAGTTACGAACCTTTAACAAGCACAGGAGGGTTAGCTGTCTTAGACTGGAATGATGATGATGATTTTCTTATTCAAGGTTCGTAAATGACTAGGACTAATAAACCTTTTCCTTCTCTAAATCCAAGCTCTCGAAGTTTTAGTCCTGGGGAATATCCCCAAACTGTTTTTGAAGCTCAGAACGGTGCTAAAACCATTATTAGATATGGCAATAGACAAGTTAATGCCAAATTGACTTTAGGTTTTACTAATATCACGGATTACGAAGTACTTCTTATTCTTGACCACTATAAAGATGTTAATAAAGACTGGGATTACAGTACTTTTACTATCGCACGTGGATTAACGGGGATTGAGCATGGCTTTTTATTAGCTCATATTGAATCGCCTGAAGCTGGATCTCTTAGGTGGAGGTATAGCAGTGCTCCACAACATACAAGTGTGTTTCCAGGTAGGTCAAACGTGAGCTGTTCTTTTGTCGCTTGTCTCGATGGGGATTAGAATAAAGCAAAGGTTTTTTAATTAAGGAAAATGTCTCAGTTTTACTCAGGGCAAGATGGTGTTCTAAAAGTAGATGGGGAGGAGGCTGGCAAGGTACGTTCTTGGTCTTTTACTGCTAACCAAGCTGTCCTTGAAACAACTTCTTTAGGCGACAAAAACAGAACATTGGAAGCTGGAGTAAGAAGCCTTACAGGTAGTTGCAGTCTTTATTATTACAATGACACTGCAAATGTTGTCAGTGATTTGTTGGCAAAGGTAAGTACTGTCAATGCTGGAGGGACGTTATCTGCGGTACAGATGGAATTAAATATGACAAAAGGTGGAACAACAAAAAAGATAGTAATGGATGCTTTTATTACAAGTTATGCAATGAGTAATTCTCAAGGTGAAATTAGTTCTGCTGACGTTAGTTTTGAAGCAACAGGCGCACCAACAACATTAAGTATGTAAATGACTGTATATTTTGGCTCGACTGGTTTTGTTGAATTAAAAAGAGATACTTCTGGCCCGTTTGAGACACAGTTAGATCCTGCTGATGTTAATACAGGCAAAAAACGTTTTAGTGTTGATTTTGCGGCCGGAGCGATTTTAACGGGAGACCAGATATTAATTGAAACAGTAGATGGCTCAACGTTAGAGCTTGTTCAAGGGCATAATTATCCAGATGGTAGATGGTACGTCCATGTAGACGACATGGGAGGAATGAAGTTATACAACTCTTTTGGACCGTCATTAGCAGGAGAGGCAGCACAAGCTTTAACTCTTGTGGCACCATCTTCTGTTAAACAAGTTGCAATACGCTCTGGATCAACAAGATATAGAACATTAGCAAAAGTAAGGGATTTTGAGCTAACAACTGCAAGAGATAACGTTGATATAACTGTTTTAGGTGAAGAATTTAAAAGACAGTATGAAAATGGATTGATTTCGGGGCAAGGAAATATAAATTGTATTTGGCAGCATCGTGCATTTCAGGGAGACACAATTAATATTCTGCAACCTGAATTTCCTATTTATTTAGCGCAATTATTGGTTCGTATTAAGCAAGGATCAGATTTTAACGGGAAATTCTTTATTTACCACGAACCTGCTGTCAGCCAAAACAGTGTCTGGTACGAGTGTGATTGCGTCGTAACGAATGTTGCTATTACTGTTCCAGCAGCAGGAATAGTTGAAACAAGGATTGAATTTATATCAAATGGTGCTATTAGTCTTCATAATGGTCAACCTCCTTCTTACTTACTTCAGGAAAATACAGATAGGATATTGCAAGAAGATGGTGAAGGTATTCTCCTAGAAGACCCAACCTCTTAGAATGTCTTTAAAGGTTTTAATCATGCGAGGTAGCTGTGGCTGATCTACAAATTACGCA